GGAATACCAGGGCATGAGCACCCCCGACAAGACGTTGGTCATGCGCCCCGGCGCGCTCGTGGTCCGCACGCCGGCCGCGGCGCCCGCCCGGCCCACCCGCGTCTACAGCGCCGGCTATCACCAGAAGCACGTACTCATGGCGGACATCGCGCGCATGGAGCAGGCAGGCGAGATCGAGCGCCTGCGCCGCAAGCCGCTCTGGAATCAGGACGTTCAGCTCTGGGAGATCCCCGTGCGCGTCCTGCGCGAGCCGCGCAGGCGGATGTCCGCGCGCCGCAAAGCGGCCATCGTCGCCGGCATCGTGATCGCGTTCCTGGCCGGCATGTTCGCGGCCGGCTGGTGGCTGCTTACCGCGCTCAACACGGCAGCGTTCCTGACCTTCGCCGGCGCCGTGCTCGCCGGCCTCGTGCTCCTGATGCTTGCCGGCCGGCGTTCAAGCGGGGGTGGAACGGTGACGGCGACCGCGGTAGCCGTGGCATCGGTGACGGTGCGCCGATGACGATCGATTGGGATTAGACGTAGAAGAAGGGGCCCTCCCGCATCCACCGGGGAGGGCCCCTTCTTCCGTGTCGGTCACCACGCCAACATGCGCAGCGTAGCTCAGCGATTCTTCTTGAGCCAGGCCGTGAGCAGACCGGACACGCCGGCCGCAGCGGCGACCGCGGTACCGGCCCACCAGCCGGACCACGTCGAAGTGTCCAAGTCGGTGAGCCAGGCGAGTACGCCGGTTGCGCCGACCGTCAACGCCCACTGGACGGCGATGCCGACCTTGGACTCCTTGGCCAGTGCGTGTGAGCCGTCACCGTTCGGGCCCTGGTTGATCGGGTTACCCATGGTCATCACCTCTCGTAACAGCGATACGTCACGGCCAGATCATGCCATGCCTTGGCCGCTGCTTTGCCGACCTCGCTCTCGGCCTCACTGAAGACGCGCTCCTGCGCCAGGAACACGCCGCACAGCCCGCGCCGATTAACCTCTGCCAACTGCTGCGCCTTTACGTCGGCCTCCGCCTGCGCTCGCCTGTCGTTCTCGATCGCGTTCTGCGTGAGGTTGAGGTTGACCACCACGGACAGTGCCGCGCTGGCCGCGGTGAGACCGACCACCACTACCCAGGAGTACCAGCCGGGGTGACCGTGCTCGCGAAACCATCGCTTCAGCGGCACAGTCACTCAGCTCCCGAGGATGCGCCAGGCGATGATTCCGATGACGCCGGCAAGGGAGCCTCCGGCAGCGATGCGGCCGTAGAGGCTGCTCCGCCGGAGCGCGCCTGCCAGAGCTGCAACAGGCCGGGGGCGCCGATAAGTATTCCCGCCACGTACAGCGCCGTGTCGTTCGGATGGGGTGGCGGATCGAAGAACACGCCCGCCTGGCGGAACATGATCAGCCACCCTCCCACCCATGCCACCGTGTCGCGCAGAAGCGTGGGCAGTCCAGGTCGCATGGTCACTCATGATCCACCTTACGGGGGAGAGGAAGTATCGGATCAGCAGCTCAGGAAGTCGGGTCTACCGGCTGGAGTTCCTTCAGCTCAGCCAGCAACTCCGCCGCCCGGGCGTCGATCTGCGCGGCCAGGATCTCGCGATCGTTATCGTCCATCTGGACGTTCGCGAGGATCTTCTCTGCGGTGGCCTGCGTCTTCGCGACCGCGGCCAGAATCTGATTGCGGCGCGCGTCGGTGTACTGGATCCAGGTCTCCCACGGAAGGGAGCGCTCAGGATCGGCAGCGTCCTTGATCCTGCGAGCCATGAGCTGCTTGACCACCTCAGCAGCAACCTCGGAAGCGTCCATGTCGTCGTCCTTGTCGTCGATGAAGCCCGCTTCCTTGCTCACCAAGGCAATGAAGCGGGACCACGGGAAAGACTTCCCGGGGTCGGTGTGCGTGCCGCCGTCCTGCGGGAACGCTTGCGTGATGTCCGCGTGACCGCAGAAGCCCTTCACGCCGGCAGCGACCTGCGCGGCGCTGAGCTTGCGGATCGGAATGTTCCACTTCCGCGCGTCCCGCGCTGCCTGCCTGGCCGCCTGCCGCAGAAGCGCGGCGTGGTACTCGTCGTCCCAGGTGCCGGCGCGCTTGACGGTAGTGCACAGCTCATGGTGGATGCCGCGCTTGTTGCCCTGCGCGCGGGCGGTGTGCGCCTGATCCGCGGTGTGCACGCACTGAACAGTGGAGTTCGAGTCATGGAAGTAGTGCGCGCTCGTGCCGTCGGTGCGGCGCGCGTCGTACGCGGCGCCGTCTTCCGCGGATTCCGGCCGCGCGCTGCCCTCGGTCGTGTGGATGACCACCAGTTGGACGGCGCTTCGGTTGGCGTTCGTCCAGGACTTCGGCGGGATCCAGAGGAGGTCCGGGTACTCGATGGACTTCACTGCATCAGCTCCGCGAGAGAGCCTGCGGCCAGGAAGGCGACGGCGAGCGCCAGCAGATTGACGCGAGAAGCGCTCACGAAAGCAGCCACCAGGCCGAGCACGACGGCAATCAGGTACAGGAATACGGCGATGGTCATGAGTCTTCCTTTCCCCGTGCAGCGTACGGGATCACGCGAGCGTGGGCGCCCACGAGAAATCAGCCGCATCGCCCACGCGGTAGACGTTCAGCGTGCACGGCGCCGTGCCGGACGCGCCGATGGATACCGTGTAGCCGGCCGTTCCGTTCATGGTCAGGCATAGCGCCGCGGCGACGGCGCTGCCGCCGACCTGGAAGTAGCCGGTGTAGTGCGTGCCGTGCACGGCGCCGGTGGCGATCAGGGTGCGCCATCCGTCCAACTGCTGCCCGCCAGTGTTCGTCTTGCGCACCCGGAACAACGGCGAGTTGGTCCCGGTGGATACCGAGGCGGGACCGGTCGCGATGAACTTGTACGCCGTGTTCGCCTCGTAGGTGGCTGAGCCGATCGTCAGCACGGCAAGCTCGGTCGTGCCGACGGTAGGGCCGGCCGAGCCGGTGAGCGCGCCGCCGGCCACCCAGCGGACGCGGTCGTACTCGTCGAGGTCGGTGGGGTAGACGATGTCTCCGACGGCAACCATCAGGGCCTCGCTCTCATGCCCCATCGGGCGGGTAGGAATATCTGGATCGGCTCGCCGGCGTCGAGCGACTTCACGATCCCGTTCACGCTGCGCGTGACCGTGGCCGTCTGGTCATACGGGCCGGATCCGCTCACCGAGCCCATGCTGGTCACGGTGATCAGCTCACCGGCGATGAGCACTGAGTACGGCTCGGCCGTGGTGCCCCAATGCTCCCGGACGTCCGAGGAGGAGAAGGTCAGGGAGGTGGCCGTCGAGTTGACACCGGTTTTCAGTGTCGTATATTTCGCGCCGTAACGCCGTGCAGACAGCCCGTAGACGCCGGTGAGGTAAGGCCCGTATGGCGTCAGGTTGAAGTCGATCGTGCGCGTGATGTTGGAGATCATCTCCGTGTAGCCGCGCACGATCTCCGTCGTCACCGTCGGCCCCCCGGCGTACACCGGCAGGTTCGACAGGATGAACGGCCGGCCGAGATCCAGCCAGGCAGCATCGTCGACGGTCACCTCGGAGCGGTGCAGTTCGAGCGTGGCTACCGAGAACCGGAGTTCGTCCCACGTCCCCAGGAGCACCTCGCGCTGTGCAAGAGGGATGAGTTGTCTATCCTCGCTCGCGTTGCGCGGGATGGAGACGTCGAACAGGCCAACGCCGTCGGGATCGTCCTCCCTCGGGTTGACGTTGTTCGGGCCTTCCTCCTTGACCCATCGGCCGAAGGAGCCGTCAGCGCGCGTGATCGTCACGTCGTTGCGGATGTCCCGGTTCTCCCGCGGTCGCAGCGAGCCGGAGAAGACGTGAGCCGCGTAGTCCAGCGTGGGCCCGGAGCGGTTGAGCAGGGAGTAGTACGAACGGATCGCGAGACCGAGCTTGTCCCGCGGCGCGTGCAGGATGCCGCCGTCGATGTCCGCGCACTCCTGGAACAGGTCCATCGGGAACAGCAATCCCTGCGCCCCCATCGTCGGCGTCTGATCCTCACCGTCGATGGAGTCCGGACCGATCCACCAGAACGGGATACCTAGCTCGGCGGCCAGCCGCATGGCGCGGTCGCGGGCGTTCTCGCCGACGTAGCCGTTCGTGCTCATGGTGAAGTCGGCGCCGGTGAATTCGAGATCTTCGCGCGAGAGCGCGACGTGGGCGATCTGGAGGTCGCTCTTGCCGGTGAACGGCCAGGAGATCCAGGACGAAGCGCGCCCGGACGTGCCGGCGAACGATCCCGTCATGCCGTACAGTACCGGCGCGCCGACCGCGTACCAGCCCCACTCGAAGTTGACGTTTTGGTCCATGAGTAGCCGCATGGCGATCCACTGATTCGGCTCGGCGCCGGCCCCGAACGATGCGTTCGAGAAGAACAGCGAGGTGCCGTTACGGTCGAACAGCTCCATGGAGTAGTTCGTGGTGGAGACGTTGAAGGTCGCCTTGTAGACGGTGCCGCCCCGGTAGTAGATGGAGAAGATCTCCCGGTTGGCCGCGGGGATGGCATCGAACTTGAAGTAGAACAGCGCGAAACTCTGCGCGCTCACCGCGCCGGTCGTGACGGCCACGCCGGACGCGTACCCGTCATCGTCGGTGAAGCCGAGCGCGCCGGCCGAGCCGGGCAGATCAGGCGCGGTGCCGAACGCCGCGGACTTCATGTAGCCGGTCTTGCCGACATAGGCACCGATCGTGGTGGCGCCCAGGTCGCTCTCCATCGGCCAGTACCCATCCATGGCATACCGGGTGAGGTTGCGATAGATCGGCGAGCGCAGCGGCTTCTGGCCGGACATCAGGCGCTCAGCCACCGAGGATGCGCTGATGTTGACTACGACGTCCGTGCCGGTCGTGTCCCACTCTGAGGGAAACTCGGGGATTTCACCATGAAACCGGTAGTCCGCGTCGGTGATCTCCGCGCTCGCCGCGAGGGCCCAGGTATTCGGCGAGGCGAGGCCGTCGGACCAGGAGGTGGTACCGGACGCCTGCGCCGTCGCGTCCATCCGTGCGACCACCGTGCCGGCGATGCCGTTGCGCAGCTCGAACGAATAGATCCTGCCCGTGAACGGATCGGCGTTGAAGGAGGTGGCGAAGATGCCACGACCTCCGGCGTTACCGGTCGTGCCGACTTCAAGCGGCGCGTTCGAGGCGAAGATGCTGGTGGTACCGGTGGTGCCGGTGATCGTGGAGCCGAGCTGCGTCCAGGTGCCGTTGATCGAGGTGGACGTGTAGAAGGTGAGCGCGTACTGGCCGGCGCCGTTGTTGACGTCCAGCGTTGCGCGGAACGCCTGCCGGCCGCGGCCGGCGATGGTGGCTGTACTGCGCTGCACGATGCGGCCGCTCACTGCGCCGTTCGTGGACCAGATGAGCATCAGGTAGCCGTGCTGGTCCGTGCAGAAGGCCCATGCTCGCTGATCCACGCTGATGACGTACTTGCCGGCCAGGACGTGGCCGAGCCGGCCGTACCAGTCGTCCGCCTCAGCGTCGATGCGGATATCGATGTCACCGGTGATATCGAGGCTGGCCTTGTCCGCGGTCCACGCGCGGGCCCCGTCGTAGTCGCGGGTGCCCGGTGTGTTCGTATCGGTGAGCCGCAGGCTGGTCCCGGCCTGCGTGATCGAACACCGGTATGGCGTGTAGAGGCCAAGGAGGCGGTAGTACGGGGACAGCGGGTTGCGGTTGGAGTAGCGGCCGTCCAGGTTGTCCAGGTAGAAGGAGGCGACGTCAGAGGCGATGTTCGCCTGCTCCGCCGAGGAGCCGCGGGTGATCCGGACGTCGCGACCGAGGCCACGCGTGTCGGAGGTGACCGCGGTCCATGCACCATCGATCTTGATCTCTTGCTTGATCGCCTGAAGCGCCATCAGTGCGGCCGTCCCAGCGCGGCCTGAACGCTGCCGCCGAAGCGGTGATTCACGATCTCGCGTTGCGGGTCCAGGAGCTGCTCGGCCAAGATCCGGCCGTCCAGCATGAGGCGGAACAGGAGCGGCTGCCCGCCGAGGCGATCCGCGGCGCGCTGCGCAAACCGCATGGAATCGGGATTGGACCACACGCGACCACCCGGCGCGATCTGAGCGAGTTCCGGCCCGTGCTCACCGACCCAGGTGAGGCCGTTGCGGACGCCACCGGATGCCGCGCCGGAGATGCCGCCGGCGGCGCGGCGGGAGAGGATCTTGCCCACGCCCACGGCCGCGGTCCCCACGGTCGTATAGACCTGGCGGATCCGGACCGTCACGTCCACGTCATCGATGGACTTGAGTTCGGCGTTGACCTTCTTGCTGAACTCGGCGAACTTCTGCCGGGCAGAGTGCAGCTTGCCGCCGATGCCGGGGATCCAGCCGAATGCTTCGTCAGCGCCGGCCAGGAGGAGCTGGAAGAACTTCATGAACACGGTCATCAGGCCGACGATGACCGGCCGGACCACGGAGTACATGCTGGTGAGCGCGGCGATAAGCTGACCCACGAACCGGATGCCGTGCTGGAGCAGATTCAGGAAGTCGTTCCAGAACAGGTTGGCGTCATCGCCCTGGCTGCCGATCGTGTCGAACATATCCGTCAGCGCCTGGCCGATGCCGGGCAGCTCATCGGCCAAGGTCTCCACCAGTGGCTCGCTGGCCTTGGCGAAGCGCTCCAGCCCGGGGATCAGGTTCTGCAGAAAGCCGGTCAGGCCCTGGCTGCCAAGTTTGTCCGCGGCCGGCGCCAGCGCCGCGCCGATCCTGTCGGATGCGCTGGCCGCCTGATCGGCGACGTTGTTCATACCGTCGAAGAGCTTCTGCGTGGGCAGCTCGAACCACTCGCCGTAGTCCTTACCGATGTCCTTGAAGCGCTGCTTGAGATCCTTCAGTCCCTCTTTGAGCTTCGGATCGTTCTTGATCGCCAAGGAGAATCCGGCGCCGATCGCACCGGTACCGAACGAGGTGAGCAGAACCGAGGAGATCGCAGCGCCCAACGTGGGCAGCAGCACGGTGACGAGTCCGCCGACGGTGAACGCCTTGGCGATGATGGTCAACGCGTCGCCGGAGAAGAACGAGGTGAAGCCCGCGCCGAGCGCTCCGGTGATCTTGTCCTGGATGTTCTTGCCGATCTCACCCAGACGGCCCATCAGCGACTTCTTGTCCACGTCCACATCGACCTGCACGCGCTCACGGCCACCGAGCCCGCCACTGCGCGAGGAGGATTCCGACGATGAGCCTCCGGCGAACCGGCCGCGGGAGTCGCGTAGCCGGCCGTTGACGTCGCGGGTGAGACGCTCGGTCACGCGCTCGGAGATGCGCCGGCTCACCGAGTCGCCGATGGAGTCACCCATCCGGGCAATATCACCGCCGGAGTTGGCCGCCTCCCGCTGCACCCCCTCACGCATCGAGCGGCTGAAGTTGGTGGAGACGTCCTCTCCCATCTCACCGCCAAGATTGCGCGCGTCCTGGCGAATCTGCGCGAAGACGGCGCGCGTGTCGTTGCGCGCCTTGACGATGATCAAGACTTCATTCGGCATCGTCGGTCACCTCCTCTCCCTTACCGAGCCTGATGATCTCCAGTAGCCGCAATCCGCTGGCGTCCATGGCGAGGATCTCTTCCGGCAACTTGTTCCACCGGTCGCAGAGGGCGATCACCGTCTCCGCGTGGCTAAGTTCGATGGGCTTCTCTACGCGACTGCCATCGGCAGCAATGCCTCCGGGAACGGTTCGCCAGAGGTGGAGTCTTTTCCCAGGTCACGGTCACCCTTGACGCTCATGATCACGTCTACCCAGGTGAGCACGAGGTCCAGCGCGACGTCCGCGTCCAGCATGAGTAAGCCATCGACGGTCGGAGGGATCTCCGTGCCGTCCTCGTCCGCCAGGTCCCACGACTCGATCCGGTCGGTAAAGACGGTGAGGAGGTCGCGCACGCGGCTGAGCACAGCGCCGCCGCCGGTGCGCGCCAATTCGGCCTCCTCGCCGACCTCCATGAGCGTGCCGAGGCTGGCTGATCGGCAGCGCACGGTGGCGCCGAAGAGGTCATGGCCCTCTTCGAACTGGAGCGTGAGGATCTTCCGCTTGACGATGAAGGCCACGGGTTACGACCAAGCAGGGACGGTGCCATCGGCCAGAGAGCCGGGGGCCGTCCAGACCAGCGAGCCGTCCTGCGCACGCGTGAGCTGATAGTCGGTGAACAGGACTTCGTTCGCGAGCGTCTGGCCGGAGATCGCGATCGACATGGTCCGCGCCACGCTCGTACTCGAAACCGTCTTGAGAACGGCGTGGCTCTTGCCGGCTGCATCGTTGAACACGCCGTTCAGCGTGGTCGAGAAGTCTGCCAGGAGGAGGAGTCGCTCGATGGCGCTCTTGTCGATGCCGGTGACGTCCTGCACGGCGCGCGGCGTGGAGAAGTTGAAGTTGGTGACGTCGTTCCTGATGTCCTGCACGGAGCCCGAGGAGTCATCCACGCTGAGCGTGGTCCACCCGAGGCCGGTTTCCTTGCTCATGATCAACTACCCTTCCTTCTCGGCCGCGGCCGGCTTGTCGTTGAAGTGGATCTTAAGCGTCAGCGTCGACGTGCCGTCATTGGCGCGTTCAAGCGTGTAGCCGTAGACGATGGCTGGGTCTATGCCGGCCTCGGTCAGATGAGCCATCACCATTGCGTCCATCTGGCTGCCGCCGAAATAGACAACCTTCTTGGTCATGGCTTACCCCCGCGCCTGTCGATCTTTGATCATGATGAGGTGCTCGCCGAGATCATCGCGCCAGTCCTCCGCCCGCACGTGCACGCGCCGATCGCCGGCCGGGTTCCCGCGGTAGTCACCCCCGCGGACGATGAACAGGGGTGGCCGGCCGAGCGGCGCTTGGTGCTCGGACGCGCGCCAGCAGGGTTGGCCAGGCGCGAACATGAACTCGCGCTCCGCCGAGTCGATGCCGGTCGTCTCCTTGAACCGACGCCGGTGGCGGCCGGCGATGATGTAGTCCGCCTCCGGCGATCCCCACGGCACGCGCGTGACCCAGCCGTTGAGGAAGGCGGGGCAGTTAATCTCTTCGCAGGTCGCCTTGCGCCAGTGCGTGGCGAGCGGCTGCCGAACCGCGTACGTCTTGTAGGCCTGAACGGGGCCCTGCGGCGCGATCGGCCGGAACGGTTCAGGCATGACGGCACTTCCCCCAGCAACTCAGGCAGCATCGGCGCGCCATCGTCCGCGAGACAGGCGCCGGCGCCGGAGTCTTCTCTAAGCGAGACGGCCGCTGCGTCTTCGGCGCCTTCTGCTGCCCGCGTTTCTCGGTCATCAGTAGCTCACCGCGGTCTGGTGTCGGGTGAAGGCAACCATGAACTGCGCGTTCGTGAACGTCCCCGAGGTGATCGCCCGGACGTAGCGGCGCACGGTGCCGGTGATCGCCAACCGCTGCGCGCCGCGCGTGGTCGCCGCGGTGAACGCGCCGCCGGTGATGTTGGCCCACGAGGAGTTGTCGGCGGAGTCCTGCAAAGTCACCGTTACTGAGGTGCCGGTGACCGAGCGGACGTGCAGATAGGCGGAGCCGCCGAACGAGGAGGAGGCGGTGCCGTCGAACGACGCGCCGTTGGTCGCTGCCGTGTCGGTGCGCACGCCGGCGGTGAGCTGCTCTCCCCACTCCAGCGGCAGCCCGCCCGTGGACTGCATGGAGGAGTTCATGGTGAGCGAGCCGTCTTCGGCACGCGTGGGGTCGTAGCCGATCTGGAGTGAGAGCAGGCTCGCTGCCGGCGAGCCGATCCCGGAGCCACGCAGGTAAGTGGCGATGCGATCCGCGGTGGGTAGCGCAGAGAGCACGGGGTGCGCCTGACCGGCTGCATCGTTGAAGTAGGAGGTGAACTCGATCGCGCCGGCCAGGATGCCACCAGCGCGCTCCATGGCGAGCTTGTCGATCGCCGTCATGTCGACCGGTGTATTGCCGCCGCCGATGCGGCTGAGGCTGCCGATGTCTCCGGACAGCACATAACCGTCGATCAGGAGCTGATCACCGAGTCCGCTCTGCTTGCTCACGGCGCCTGCACCCATGCATTCTCAATGATCATCGGAAGATTGATCGTCATCACTCGGTACATCGCACCTTCCTTGCCGCCGATCTGGACGTAGCCGGCTTCCGCGCTCAGGTTCTGCCCACCCTGGCCGAGGAGGTCGATCGCCATGGCGAGGCCATCTAGGGTGAAGTCCGCGGAGTAGCGCGTCATCAGATCGTCCACGGCTTCCATGATCTTCGGGTCGATCATGTCTTGCGGTTCGCCGATCATGTTCGTGTAGATGCGCACGTTGAGCACAACGTATGCGGTGGTCGCGGCCAGGCCGGAGTAGGCCGGCGCAGGCCCGACACTGGCCACCCAGACCGCGGCGTAGATATCGGTGCCGGGTGGCGACTTCGGCTCATGCTGGTTGACGAAGCTGAAGCGCCCGCTGGCCATGGCGTGACTGGCCACAGACTCGACGAGATCAAGGGAATTGATCATCCGTTCAGCACCTTCACGATGTCCGAGATGACCGGATCCACGATGAACGCCACCGACTTCCTGTCGTTCATGGACTGCGTGGTCTGCCGGAAGTGGAAGTAGCCCTTGAAGCGGGTGCTCCGGTTGCGGCTCCCCACGCCTTCCAGCCAGGGGCCATAGATCACTCCCTGATCGGTGACCACGTGGTAATCCGCGCGAGGCTTATCGATCACGCGCGTCCAGTAGTACGGGGTGGGGTGCCGGAAGTAGCCGTGCATCTTGATCTGAAGGCGCCAGTGCGCGGCAGCGGCGAGACGCTTCTCCAGAAGGTTGCAGCCGGAATCGACGATGTTGTCGGCGTGCGAGCTGAAGAACGGTCCTCGGACAGTAGCCATCAGATCGCCCGGCCTCGCGCCTTGCGGCCGTAAGCGGCGTACACGCGATCGGCCAGCGCCTGCACACCGCGGCCGGCAGCCTCGCGTTGGTTGTCCGCCGAGCCGACGACGCGACCGTAGCCGCTCGAACCCTGTTCGAGCGCGGTGATGGCGTACGCCATAGTCAGTTCCTCCACGAGCGACGGCGCGCGCAATAGGTAGATCTGCGTATCTCCGGCGTGCGCTGCGGGTGTGCTGCCGAGGATGCCGCGGGTGACGGTGAGACTGCGCGGCGCCCAGACCTGCGCGCCGATCTCGTGCGCGGCGAGCACTGAGCCGTTCTGACCGCGGGTGACGATGAGCGTGTCCCCGAGGATGTGTTCCACGAACATCGTTTCGCCATCGATGATGATCTGCTCACCGAGTTCGATGGCATCACCGTCATCCACGGTCACCGTGCTCTGCCCTTTGTTCGCGGCCAGAGCAGCAGTCAGCGCGACGCCGGTATCCACCGAGCGCTCACCGGTGACCAGCAGGCGCTCGTCTTCGATGAGCAGGAGGCTGCCGGCGCTGGCGTACTCCGACGTGGACGCTTGCAGCGTGGTGGCGGAGTCGGTGATCGAGCCGGCGAGGTCCGGGCCGGCCTCCTGGCGCACTGGGTAGTGATAGGTGCCGGTGATCGCGATGGCCTCTTGCCAGGTCTGATCGGATTCCCATCCGACCGATCCGGACCAGCGGACGTCCAGGCGCGTGTACGGCGGTCCCGAGGACGGGCGGAGCACGTAGTCGTCCGCGGTCATGGCTGATGCGCCAGAGGTGATCGCGTCCACCTCTGCCAATTCGTTCTCGCCGAGGAAGAGTGTGTCTGTCTCGGGGACGTCGAACAGCCGCGTTCCGGTCCACGGGTAGAAGCGCCGGTGGCAGAGAGCTTCGACGTCCCGGGAGGCTTGCAAGATCTTTTCGTCGATGCGCTTGTTCAGGCGCACGGAGTCGGCATAGCCCAACTCGCGCTGCACGGCACGACGCGTGCAGTACGGGATTTCGATCTCGGTCATGCTCGCGGCTGCTTTCTGCGCGGGACCTCTGGCTATGCGGTTGTTCGATCTCGGCCTGATCTTAGACCAGGACGGCCGCGGCTCTTTGCACTGATCACACATCTGATATAGTTGAGGTATGACTCAGCCGTTGAAGCCGTGCGGCACCGATGCCGCCTACAAGCGCCACCTCAAACGCCGCGAGCGCGCCTGCACACCGTGCCGGCGAGCGCATGCGCTCGCGACAGCTCTACAGAAGGATCCGGACTGGAAGCCGAAGGAGATCCCCGCCTGCGGCACCGTCCGCGCCTACAAGCGCCATCTGCGCCACGGCGAGGTGACCGATCGAGAGTGCTGCGACGCGTGGGCCGAGGACAAGCGAGACCGGGACCGCGAGCGTCGCCGGCAGCGCCGCCTTCAGACGGTGTGACCACCGAACTTGCAATGCCGGCCGCGAGGTGTCAGCTCAAGCGGCCAGCCGTGCTCCGGGCAGTCCAGCGGGTTGGCCTCACGCGCGAGGTTGCGCGCGTGGTCGGCGCGTGCCTCGTGAACGATGCCGCGCAGGGACTCCCACGATCCGCCCGTGTCCGGCGGTGCGTAGGTCGCGCCGCCCAGCGTGAGCGGGCCGAGCGCGATCGGGACAGCCAGACCGCCCGCGGTGATCGCGAGGTCGTCCGGAGGGCCCGCCAGCGTGGGAGCGCCGAGCGCGATCGGGAGGCTGAGGCTACCAATACTCAGCGCCAGGGTCTGGCTGAGCGTGGGAGCGCCGAGCGCGATCGGGAGGCTGAGGCTACCAATACTCAGCGCCAGGGTCTGGCTGAGCGTGGGAGCGCCGAGTGCGATCGGAACAGCGAGTCCACCAGTACTCAGCGCCAGAGTCTGACTGAGTACTGGTCCGCCGAGCGCGATCGGAACGGCGAGCCCGCCGGCGGAAATGCTCCCGCCGCCCACCTCGTCGGCCTCGAAGACCACATCGGCGAAATACGAGGCTCCGTTGCCGGACTCGATCGTGGCGAACTGGTTGGACACGGGCGTGATGGCAAGCCATCCGTTGTCCGTCCCGGCGGTGAGGTTGCCCGATATCTTCGGCCAGGGGTAACTCGTGGTGGCCACGTAGCGTTCAGGGATGAAGATCGAGACCTGATATTCGACGCCACCGGTGACCGCCACGCTGAGCGCGTTGGAGACCTGCCAACCGGAACTCGTCACGGGGAACGAGGCACTACCCAATGACGCCTGGTCCGAGACACGGTAGATGCCCACCGTGTAGCCGGATCCCGCGGCGTCAGGAAAGAAGTACCTGCCGGCCGTGATGGTGCCGGAGACGGCGGGCGTGAAGTTCGTGGCAAGACAGTACGTCGCCGAGTCGGTGAGGTTGTTCAGTGCCGGCGTCTCGGTGCCGAAGAGGTTTTCGGCGACCATCGGCTAGCCGACCTTGAGGATCTTGTTTGTGCCGTTGGAGAAGGCCACGCTCACGTCACCGGTGCCTGGCTGGATCACGGACGAGTCGTACCAGGCGATCACGCGCTGAGCGCTCGACGCGACGTCCGCGCCGCCGGTAACGGCGCTCGCCTGGAACAGGAGCAGACCGTGGTTGCTCGCGCTGGCTACGGCTGTGATCGTCGGGTCCGCGGCATCGAATACGCCACCGGTGACGCTCTTGGAGGTCAGCGCGGCGGACGTCCCGTTCAGGGTGCCGCCCGCGCCGGTGACGTCGGAGACGAACTTGTGCGAGGCAGAGAAGGTGTAGCCGCGAACGAGTGCGCACTTGATCACCGCAGTGTCAAGATCAATCGTGCCGTCGATGAAGCCTTCGGCGGCGGGAGTGAAGTACGCGTCGGTCACGGCTACCTGCCCTTAGTTCTTGTCGGTGTTCTTGACCGAGGAGAGCGTGCCCTTGCGCGGCGCCGGCTTGCGACCGGTGTCGTTGCCGGAGTCGAGCGCGGTCGGCTTGGACTTTTCGTCCGCGCGCTCGGCCGTCTCGGCCTGCTTCGGCTGCTCACCGTCGCCGGCCTCGTGCGCCGTCTCGCGATGTGTGGTGGTCGGGTTGTCCTCGCCGCGCTCGTCGGCCGTCTGCTTGCCGTCGGTCTCGATGGTCGGGCGCGTGTCCTCGTAGCGCGGCGCGTCCGAGTCCGGATCGGCCTCGTTCGTGACCTCACCGTTGTGCGCGATGATCGCGCCGTCCGGGTAGCTCGCACCGTAGTTGCTGCTCTTCGGCATCTGCCTACTCCTTGGTAACCGGGGATCCTGCCTTCAACAGGATCCCCGGTGATCAGGCCGCGGAAACCGAAGCTCCGGTGTCCAGCGGAACGTACGTGAGCGACCACTTCACCGAGCCGGTGTTCGTGGCGGCGCAGTTGAGCAGGATCGCGCCGGGCTTCAGCAGGAGAGGTCGCGCCAGCATCTTGTCCGAAGACACGAAGTTCAGCGCGTCCTGCATGGCCGTGGCCGGTGTGCCGGTGATCGAGTACATCGTGCCGACCGCATCGGCGGTGATGTCCAGGGTGGCGCAGAGATCCTGCGTCGCGCCGGCGTCCGTGGGGTCGAACTGAAGCTTGGTCGCGTCCGCCTGCGTCTGGATGACCGTGGTCACCTCGCCGACGATCGACGTGATGAGCACGCGGCCGGTGGCGATCGTGAACAGCGATGCGGTCGTGGTGGCCGGCAGCGCCGCGGTAGCGCGCTCGACCTTCGTGCCCATGATGCCGGCCAGGAAGGAGGCGGCGCCCTGAAGGTTGGTCATGCGACCACGCTCGACAGGTTCTGCGGCGCACGCTGGATGGACAGATCGTGCAGGATGGCGGTCACCACGCCGGCGCCGTCCACGGTGCACTTGACGTAGGGCTTGAGGTCGGGGCACTTCATGGCCGAGATCTCCACGGCCACGGTGTCCTCCGTGCCGTCCGCCTTGGTGAACGTCTCGGACGCCGGACTCACCGCGGTCCGGTGCCAGACGCCGGAGGCAGTGTCGTTGCTCTTGCCGTAGTAGTGATCGACCACGTCCGGCGTGACCGCACCGGTGCCGGCCGCATCGGACGCGAACGTGATGGTGACGACCGATGCGCCGTCCACTTCGTGCACGATGAACGTCACACCGGATGCGTTCTTCAGGTTGACGTAGACGTCGTCCGCGGGGGAGACGACGTCGTACAGCCGACCCAGACCTTCGGAGTACATGGATCCTTCTCTCTGCCCGGGGTTTGAATGCCGGACGAGTTCGCCCTACTCCCCGGCTGGGGTGCGGGTCTAGAGACATCCCGCCCGAGTGCCACGGGGGTAGCTCTCGGGCGGGACCTCGATCAGCTTACGCGCTAGGAGCGCGTCTGGAGCTGCACGAACGGGCTCAGCGTCGGACCGTTGTTGGCCGGCGTGATGGCGTTCAGGATCGCGGGCCGGCCGTCGTTGCGCTGGATCGCGCGCAGCGTGGTCTGGTCCGAGGTGAACTTGACGTGCGCGGAGGTCTCGATCGAGAGTTCCTCGCGGTCGCCGATGTAGTAGAAGCCGAGGTCCACGAGGTTGACGTCACCCTTCGTGCCGAGCACGGCGGGTGCCTTCTCGCTCATGATCACCGGAAGACCGAGGAGCGTGAGCTGCGGCCGGTTGTGCGCGTCCATCAGCCAGACGGCCGAACCGCCGGTGCCGACGTTGAGCGCCATCGTGGCGAGTTCGACGAACGCGTCCGGGGTGACGATCCAGACGGCACGCGCGAGCGACTGCGGCAGCATCCGCGCGTACATGTCGATCGCGTTTTCCCAGATGAACGAGGCCGCGGGCTGACCGGAGCGCTTGTTGATCACGGTCAGGGCCGGGTTGTTCGCGTTCAGTACGCCGAGCGGCTCGCCGGCGCCGGTGCCGCGCAGGTAGTCCCAATCCTCGTACCAGCCGAACGCCGGGGGCAGGGCCTGGCGCAACCAGGCGAGCAGGGCACCACCGGTGTCCTTGATCGTCTCGTTCGTGAGGTAGGCCAGCGCGGTTTGCTTCGTGGCGTCGAGCTTGATCCGGCCGAACTTCGCCTGCGACTCGACGAACTCTTCGCCCTCCTCGGTGCGATAGACGACGATGCCGCCGAAGACCGAGGAGACGTTCGAGGTCGCGTCCACCGTGGGGAAGCTGAGCGTGTTCGTGCCCATGGGGATGACCACGGCGCGCGGCCGGACGATGGCCGTCTCCAGCGAGAGCGAGACGATCTCGGTGCGGAACTCCTCCGGGACGAGGAAGCCGCCGTCGGACGGCACCTTCTCCTGGTAGGCGTTCAGGACGGCGAGCTTCTCGTCCAGCGTCTTGCCGTTGGCCAGGCGCGCGTTACCTTCCAGGCGCCGGTGCCAGATCGTTTGGACGAACTCGCCCATGTCGTCGAACTTGCCGTTCAGGCCGGCGCCCTTGGCCTGCCGGTTGCCCTGCGAACGTGCGCCGAGAGCCAGCCGCGCGTTCTTGATCTCGGCGTTGCCGGCGCCGCGCTCCTTCAGCATCTCCGTCAGGGACGCCTGCATCTCCGACTGGATCATCTTCTGGATCTCGGCAGTGTCCGAGGTCTGCGCCTGCACGTAGGCGTTCAGGTTGTTCTTGAACGTGCCGTCGTTCATGGCGTCGGCGTACTTCTGCGGCGTGTCGAGTCCGTTGATGAACTCTTCCCACTCCGCCGAAGTCTTCGCGAGCACGGGTGCGGTCATGCGAAGAGTCCTTTCATCGACTCGAATACCTTGCTGTGATCCCACGGGAATTCGGGGGATTCGTCCTTGACCTCGGGGACGCGGTGCGCGTTGACGAAAGCGCGAGCGCGATCACTGAGCGCATGATCCCACCCGGCGAGCCGCGCGGCTACCTCTTCGTCCTCGTCGGCCTCCTCGCCCTTCGTGAGCTGCACGAGTTCGTGGACGAGGCCGGCTTCCATGGCCTCCTGGCCGGTGTACCAGAAGCCGTCCTCGCCGTTCTCGGTCATCTTGGCGCGCCAGAATGCGGGATCCTCGCCGGCACTCTCCGCGTACATGTCGGCGATGTTGTCGGACACCTTGTCCAGCAGATCGGCTGCATCGCGGTGCGTGTTGCCGTTGCCGTAGGTGAACGTCATCGCATCGTGGATCATGACGAACCCGTTGCGCGCGGCGTGGATCCGGTCGCCGGCCAGCATGATGAACGAGGCCGCGGAAGCGGCAAGGCCGTCCACGTAGACACTGACGATGCCGGAGTGACGCGCGAGCAGGGTGTGGATCGCGATGCCCTGGAAGACGTCACCGCCGCCGGAGTTGATCCGTACATTGACCGGGCCGGGGCCGGCCTCCTTCAGCGCCGCCGCGACGTCGGACGCGGTGATGCCGTCCATCCACATACTGGCTCCGATCGAGCCGTAGATCATAATCTCGGCCGGTACCTGCGCGCTGACGCGCTCGTGCACGGCCAGGCCGGGCACGTCGTCGATGCTGCGCTGGACGCTCGCGCGCATGGCGAAGTCGACGGCCGGCTGTAGGCCGGTGAGAATCTCGCGGCGCCGCTTGTTCATCAGAGAGGATCCTTACGGCGCGTCGTAGTAGTAAATCGAGTTCGCGGCGTTCGAGAAGTTCGTGGGGTAGTGCGGCACCCAGGGATCCCATGTGGTGGTGTTCGACAGGTCCGTGTCGTACCAGGGCGAGTTGATCAGATCGAGCGACAGTACCGGCGCACCCTGACAATTGTCGTTCGGATAGATCGTCACGTAGCTCGCGTCGTTCGCGCTCATGTTGTTGATCAGGCTCGATGCGCGATTCTTGAAGTTCGCGTCGAAGTTCAGGCAGTCGCCCGGCTGGCTGAGGATGTTGGCCGGCTGATACGCCCGATAGCCCATCCCCGCGGTGCCGAAGTTGGTCGGATCATAGAGGCAGATGAACGCAGCGCCGCAGTTGTTCGGCGGAATGGCCTGTGCGGGAGCGGCGATGCCGAACAGGGCGAGCAGGCTCACGGCCAGCAGCGCCAGGAAGCGTTTGATCATCGGGATACCTCGATCGTAGGCATGGGCTTGTGTTCGATGCGAAGATCACCGGGCACGCATGCTCGGTCCGCCAGGGTGTGGTGCGCAGGGTCGACGCCCTCGCGGGCGTATACGACGATGCCGTCCGCGCCGGGATAGACGGCGATCCGCGTGTAGCAGTGCTGACACCTCATGACTGCCTCCGCCGGATCACCTTGCAGCGGCACTTGTTGCCGAATTGCCGGCCGATGCATTTGATGTAGCCGCTGCCGCCGGGGTAGTCCGCGTACGCTGATGAGCGGTTGCGGTACAGCTTGTTCTTGTTGTCGAGGCACTTCTCGCAGGTATTGCCGTCGATGTGCGCCTTGACCTTCCAGCGCATGGCCATCTCGATGACGTTCATGAGATCACCCCGCGCTTCTTCAGACGTCGGATCAGGTCTTCCGCCTGCGGCAAGGGCACCTTGCGGTCGAGCTCGACGCGGCATGCCAAGCACTCGACCACCACACCGGGCTCACGACTCCACCACCTCACGAGATCACCCGACCCTGACGCAGGAGGTTGTGCACCGTGCGCCGGCCAGGCGCGAGCGGCACGAACTCCGCGTGCTCGCCGTCGCGCGGGTGCCGCCCGCCGCACAGCGGGCAGTTGATCATCACCGGCTGAATGATGTTCGGCTCGGTGGACTCGCGCTCAGGCATCGTCGGCTCCTGGCTCACCGGGCACACCCCCTGCCGGCACCGTGACGATCTTCGGTTCGGGCTTCGGCGCCATCTTCAGCCGCGGGATGCCGACGAAGTCGGCAGCCTCGTCGGGATCAGCGCCCGCGTCCACCAGCGTCTTCCACGCGGTGGTCTTCGTGGTCATGGTCGCGTTGTCGGACTCCTGGTCCGGCGGCACCGGCGACTCGTAGTCGAACTCCACGGGGATCTTCGACGCCGCGAGGCCGGGGTAGAACTGTGGCAGGAGGTCGAAGTTGACCGCGGCCTTCAGCCGGTCGAGGCGGGGCACGGTCAGCGTTTCGGCCATGAGCGCCAGTGATGCGGTAGCGGTCGCGCGGTTGACATCGTCCACGTCACCGAGGCCGAACTTCGGGAAGCCGTACGCGTCGAGGATGGACTGCTTCGTCCAGCCGCGGGTCTCCACGAACTGCATGTCCTTCTGGGTGTAGGTGAGCGGCACGAACTTCGCGTTTTCAAGCACGGCCACGCGGCCGGCGTTCGCGATGCCCTTGTGCTGCTGCTCCCAGCGTTCGACCATTTCGTCGAACTCGGTATCGGTGAGCTTGGTCGGGACTTCCACGATGCCGCCCGGGGAGGCGGAGTTGCGGAAGAAGTTGGCTGCCCACTGGCCTTGCATCTGGTCCTGGTTGAGGTCGGTACTCAGCGAGGGGATGGGCGACTCGCCGCGGTAGATGTCCAGCGGCGCCGGGGTGCGGACCATGATCACATCTTCACGGCGCAGCGGTACCTTCTCGCCGTCAGGTGCGGTGTAGATATAGCCGGCGATGAACTCGGCGTTGCTCTCGACGGCGCTCATCCGGTCCGGGCGCACGGGCCACATCTCGATCGGGGTGCCGCCGGTGAGCCGGCTACGCACGAGTACCCACCAGGCCTCGCCGGCGAGGTCGAGGTGCTGCTGGCCGATCTCGCGGAACTCCTGACCGGGCATGAACGCGTTCGGCTGTGACCAGACCATGAGCGCGGCGTGGCGGGTGATCTCGGTGCGGTCTTCGGCGAGGCCGGACGGCGCCTTCTGCCAGAGCTTCCATTCCACGCGCGAGGTCATGGAGGCGAGCTTGCTGACGACCCCGTGCAGGGTGCCGATCTCGGAGTACATGCTGAGCTGCTCGGCGCGACCGCGTGCGCCACGGGAGGTGCCGATGCCGACGCTCATGAGTCCGGAGCGCCAGCGCGAGATGTAGGGGACGGGCGGAGCTTCGTTGGCGATGCCGCCAAGCAGGCTCCGCAGGCTCATCGACGTCTCGCTTCCAGGAAGAACAGGGCGAGTCCGGCCATGGCCCACCCCGCGATGGCGCTCAGCATAGTCGCAGCGATCACGAAAGCGGAGCATCCGGCTAGCACGAGCGTGTGACGCGTGGCAAAGGTTGTCAGGACAAGTAGAAGCCGGTGGATGGGCGCGAGGTTGACCCGCTTCACCCGGCGCCAGAACAGGCGCACGGCGCGCCGCTTCGTGCGCGGCACCTGCATGGACTGATCCCGCGCGGCGAGGAGATCGAAGAGGGTGGTTGTGGTCATGCTTCCTCAAGCCCGGGAGTCCAGACCTCACTGCCTTCAGGGACATCCTTTGCGTGACGCTCATTGGGCAGCACGGTGCCCGCGGCATGGTTGTAATCGCACCTCGGACAGACGAGGATCCCGCCGGGGAACAGGCCACGGCGCCTGCCACAGCAGCACGACACGGTGAACATCTTCACGCCGGCCGCACCGCGATTACCTGATCCACACCGTCGATGATCAAGAGCTTGATCGAATCATCAAGCTGAGACCGGATCTCCTGCTTGAGATTCTCGATCTCGAAGTCGCTGAGCCGGCGCGAGGTGCGCAAAATCAGCGTGTCTCCTGGCTTGACGATGCCGGCCTCCGGGAATTCCATGAAGCACAGCATAAGGGCAGGAGGCAGTCATGGTCAGTGATCGAGGTGGGCGCGCGGGATACGTCGTGCGTTCGAGGCAGAACGTCTACCGAGCGCTCCGGCGCCAGGGCAAGAGCAAGAGCATGTCCGCCAGGATCGCGAACGCCGGCCGCACGAAGATGGGCCGGACACGGATGGCGCGCAAGGCAGCGCGCTCGCGCTGAACATGGAGCAACCGCTAGGCCACGAGTCGCGCTCTCCTCGTCCGCGGTGAGGTAGCTACGTGCTCGGCCTAGCGGCTGCTGCGTTCAGGATAGGTCAACTCTTCATGAACCGCACGCGCGGGCGCGGCTGGACGTCGATCTCCATCAGCGCATAGCGCATCTGGTCCATGCCGTCGTCCTCGTCCTTCATGGGCTCGTCCTTGCCCTTGTCGTTCCAGACGTAGCCGGGAATCTCCGCGACCGTGGAGGTCGGCTTCTTGGCCTCCTCCGCTTCGAGGTCGCGCACGATCCCGGCGTCGCGGAAGAACTTCAGGCGCGCACGGCCGCGGGCGTCGGGGCGGAAGCGTGAGGCTGTGACCTGAAGGCCATCCTTCACGCTCTTGTTCGCCGGCCGGGTGGGCTGGCCGATGTGGCGTTCAAGTGTGGCCCGGTCCTCAGCGTCGTGATCGCAGATGATGATGGATGGTCTCTTGGCCTGCCATCCGGTGACAGGCTCACCCTCATACGGCAGGATGCGCCCGGTCTCCGGATCGACCGGCCCCCAGCCGCAATGCGCACGGATCATGCGCGCGTGGTCTTCCACGAGGACTTTCGTCTTGTGGATCTCGTTGACCAGGATCGCCTCACCGTCGGGAGCGACCGCCCAATCGCCCCAGACGAACGGGTGCACGAATCCGAAGTCCACACTCCAGATGCGGCGCCAGTCCTCGGGGATCTCGAACCGGTCGACCACGTGCAGCGCCGGGTTGAAGTCTTCGTAGATGACGCCTTCGGCTGCTGCCCAGATGCCCTTGCGCAGGCGCAGGTAGCGCACGCCGGTGAGCGAGTCGAGCTTCTCCATGTAGTTGCGGCCGGCCTCGGTCATGGAGCCGTCCTCGTTGAAGTAGCGCGGGTTGTCCTCGTGACGCGAGTGCAGCATCAACGTCTTACCGGCCTCGCAGCGCAGCTTCAGCCAGTGCGTGGGCTCCTGTGGATTGCAGTCCATGATGATCTGCGAGAAGGAGATGGCGCCGTTGCGCAGGCGGGACACGCACGCTTCGAGATCCTCGACCTCGATCTCGGTGGCTTCCTGGATGTAGATCACGTCGTACTCGGTGGACATGACCTTCATCGGGTTGTCCATGCCGCCGATGGCGATGCGTGAGCCGTTGGAGTAGCGGTAGCTCGGAGGTTCGCGCCGGTTGCCGCCGAAGAAGCTGACGGTGCCATCGAGCAGGGCTTGCACGGCTACGTGCTTTTCGTACGTCTCGATGCCCGAGGTGGTGAGCGAGACGGCGGTCTTGCGCAGCATGAGCGCGCGCACGTTGGGCGTGAGCAGGCAGATGTAGTGCAGCTTCTCCAGCGCGGCGCGGCTCTTGCCGGTGCCGGCCGGGCCGGCGAGCAGCACTTCACCCCCGCGGTACCGCATTGCTTCTGCCGCGGCGCCCCGGGGGCGGAAGTGATGGACGAGGGCGGTGGTCACGCCTTGACGGTAATCGGCGTCGCGCTCTTGCAGTATGCGATGTACTCCGTGCTGGTCATGCGGCGCCGAACCTTGCGCATGAGGATCATGCGGTCAACCCAATGCGCGACAGGGAAGGCCACGTTCTGGACACTGGGGAGAGCCATTCGATCAATCATGTCTCTACTATAGCAGACCTACGGCCTACTGCAAGTCCTCGGCCGAGAAGCCCTCAATGCGGTACGTCGTAGTGGTGTTCATGTCGCCGGACACCTGCAAGCGCGTCGGAAGCTGACCCATCTCCTCCGCGGCCTGCTTGAGCACCTGAGCAGCCGCGCGCACGTCCACCTCGTGCACGATGACCTCGGTCGTCTCGCCGGTATCGTCCTCGACCGTCTCGCGAATGATCCTGCCGTTCGGCGCCACCTTCGGCGTGGGCGTACGCGCCACCTCGAACAGTTCTTCCAAGGCGCGCAGGCGCTCCGCCTTCTGCGCGATCAGGATGCCGGCGAACTCGTTGTCCGCATCGGCGCGCAGCGCGTTGATGGCCTCGGCCTCGCGCTGCTTGAACTGCGTGATCGCACCCTCGGTCACGCCGTACCGCACGGCCAGGGAGGCCTGCGTGACGTCTTCGAGCGCGAGCGCGCGGATCAGGCCGTTGCGCTTCAGTCCGCCGAGCTTGCCGCGGTCCCGCTTCGTGGCCCCGCTCATCGCTCCGCCTCAAAGACGCACGAAGCTGACCACCTGGCACGGCACCGGACGCAAAACGGGTCCTCAGTCTCGCCAATACGCCAGATGTGATCACACTCCGGTTCCTGCACCGGAAGTGCAGATTTAGGAAGCTCTTTATCCACAGCCTGTGGATAACTTTCCCGAACACGCGGCTGACCAGGGCCGTAGTTGCCCGAAGGCCTGTGGATAACCTGTGGATAACTCGTCACATGCCCGCGGCACGACTCCTCGGGCCAGCGACACGGCGTCGGATGCTCCGCCGCATCCGGGCCGAACTGCCACGTCGGGCGCGAAAGACCACGCAAGGTCGTGGCCATATGCGTCGGGGCAGGGCCGAAGTTGAGAACGACCTCCCGACTAGCCACCGAAACCTCCCGAGATCGCGACCGGGATGAGGATCACGAGCACGACGATAGCCGCGAGCTTGATCAGGGCCCACCAGCGTGCGCGACGGCCGTACTTCTCAGCACGAGCGCGCCCGTACTCATCGGCGCCGGAGTGCCAGGCGCGCTCGAAGAAGTCAGGCATCTACCGCCCCTCCCCTTGCGCGATGAGCCGCGGAATGAAGATGACCCCATGGCCGAGCACGAGAGCGGCCAGAAACGACAGCACGCCGGCGGCAAGCTGCCCGGTCAGGGTGAACCAGTACCCCCAGATCAGGAACCAGAAGGCGATCACGGATGTGGCCCCTGCGGCGACCGCCACCGTGGCGCGAGCGGTCCGAGGTAACTGCGTTGGCTGGGTCATCGAATGGCCTCCTTGAACGCTCCCAGCGTGGCATGGCGCCGGAAGAAGTGCTCATCACTCCACGTCCAGAACGATGTCCAGTCATCATCGGTGCGCACGGCTACCGCGGACTGCTTGCCGCGCTGTAACCGCATGGCCCACAGCGTCTTGGTCTTAGCGCTCGGGGTGCCACGGATCGAGTGCGGGGTGTGCCCGATGGACTGCCACGGACCGGCGACCTTCCAGCCGAGAAGGTCCGCCTCCACGGCCAGGGTCGCGACCGGATCGGGTGGTGAGGCGATCGGCTCATCGCGGGAGGTGAGTGCGGGCGCCGGGAACGGACTGCGCGCCGCGGGCGCGGGCGCTTCGCCGACCGGCGGGAACGGGTAATGCCTGATTTCGAGCATCACGGGTGATACACCATGCCTTGGATGGCACTGTCCGGATCACCGAGCTCGATGGCCGCGAAGACGGCCTGTGCCGGCGAAGCCTCAAGGAAATGCACGGCACGCGTCAGGGCTGCCTGATCCAGCCAGCCGATGATCCGGTTGCAGGTCCGGTCTCCGCCGGAACAGAGCAGGCCGCGGACGGCTTGCGGGCGGAAGCCGAGCACGTGATTGTGATCAATGCCGAGCCGGCGCGCACCAGTGCCCTTCGGATCGTCCGGATGCTTGCCGCGCGCTTTCTGGCAGATGTAGCAACGGCCGAGCTGCGCGAGGTAGAGGCCACGGTACATCTGCGGCGTGACGCCGTACGTGGTGAATGCGTGCCGGTAGAACGTGCGCCACTCCCGCGCCACCGGCGCGAGCATGCCGGCCGGTGGCGTCCAGGAGGTGACCGGATCTTCCCTGGTCATCGTTCAGCGATGGTGTAGAAGGTCCGGTTCCTGCTGGCGTTGAACGAGACCACCTTGACGGTTCCGTCCTTGAGTTCCACCTCCCGCTGCACGGTGGTGGGCACCTTGCGATGGCTGACGGCCAGGAAGCCGTCATGCGCCATCCGGTGCATGTGCGCAAGCACGCTGTTGGGCGCGAGCTCGAAGCGCTCGCCGGCCTCGACCGCAAGCTCGATCGCCTCGCGCGGCTCGGTGTGGCTGAGCTGATCCCACACGTGCTGCCAGGCGCGTGCGACCTTGCCGCCCTTGTTGCCGTTGTTGCCCACCTTGGGCAGGGGCGCTTCGCCGTTCGGCCTGTCTTTCACATTCATTACTCTACTATGCCTCAGTAAGGCAGGAAAAGCAATCCACCACGTCACGGTTATCGACCATGCGGTAGCGCTTCAGGCCCTGCGGAGGGTTGCAGGCGGGCCGCTCCCCTGCCCGGAGGTGCACCGGCGCCGGCAGGACCCGCACGCGCACGATGGAGGGCGCCACGTGCCTGCTGACGGCAACCACGAGGCCGGTCCGGATCGCCTCATGGACGATCTTCGCGAGGCCGGTCCGCCGCAGTGGTGAGCCGGCCGGCGCCGTCCAACCGGTATGGCCGCCCTGAACGACCTCAGTACCCATCTCCAAGGCGCGTATGAGGCGACTGATCTCCAGATCGGTGACGCCGTTCTCGAACGGCGCGCTGTCCGGCTGGATGTGTGCCACGGCGCGCTCCACGGCGCGTGTAGGGGTCTCGGAATCGGCCAGGCGAGCGCGGCACGCCGGCAGGTGCCGCGCGACGTTGCCGACCTCGCGCGTGCAGGAAGGGCAGGTACCGGCCTGCGGTCCGTATGGGTGCATCATAGCTCAACTATAGCAGACGGGCCGTAGATGTGCAGGATCGGCCAGGGGAGCCTGCACATGATGTTTTCCCTGCTCAGGGGCCGTTTTTCGAGCAAGTGTGCAGGGTTGTGCAGGGTATTTCCCTACTCGGTTCTTACATTGAGAAAACCCCTTACTCCCTGGAGCCCTTTTATATATACGTACTTTTACCTTGCACATCTTGCACAAGAGAGTAAATAAGGGGGGTGAGCTGCAAAAACGGGTGTGCAGGGTACCGATCGGTACCCTGCACACACCCTGCACCGCAGGCCAGACCCTGCACACCTCTCAAATGGCGTCTGACCCGATGCCGTGCAAGACGGTCACGAACTTCCCCTCACTGCGTGTCCGCTTTGAGGTGAGGCCGTCCACCTTCTGCCGAAGATCCCGACTAAAGATCTCTTTGGTAGTCGTGTCCCTTGTGCGGCCTTCGCCCTCGCACCAGTTCCGGTATTTGAGGTATAGGTGATCAAGGTCAATCGCCTGTTTCGGATCGACCGTGCACCAGTCCTCGATGAAGGCGCCGATCGGGTCCGCGAGCCGGCGCGTAGCCTCCGCCTCGCCGCGCCCGCTCTCAGGCTGAGTGAAGCGACCGCGCTCATCGAGCCGGTCGAGTCCGTCCAGGGCCCAGTTCAGGATGCCGCTCAATTCCCCCATCAGCTTCTCGGTCAGGGCAGTGTCCTCGCGGCCGTAGAACGACTGCTTGAACGCGACGTAGAGCATGCGGTCAACCAAAGCGCCGGACCGGTCGGAGAAGGTGGGCGTGTCGTTGCTCATGAGCATGAAGCGCACCCCGAGGCGGCCCTTCCATGCGGCCTTGTTCTTGCGGTGAACCGTGACGTGGTCCTCGCCCGAGATCTCCAGCATCACCTGGACGGCATCACCGATATTGCGCGAGTGCCAGCGCACATCCGAAGCCACGGCCAATGCGGAGCCCACGAACGGCTCAAGGCCGAAGGTGCCGCCGATAAGGCCGAGGTTGAGTCCGGAGACATTGTCCTTGCCCACCAAGGCCGTCAGGACACGGGCGATCGTGCCCTTGCCGGAACGCTTCTTGCCGATCAGGGCAGCCATCTTCTGCTGATCCGTGCGGCCGCTCAGGACGTACCCGAACCACTCTCCGAGGAAGTCCTGCGCCTGGCCGTCGTCCGGGAGCACCTGATCAAGGAAGCCCTGCCAGTTCGGGCACCGTGCATCAGGGTTGTAGTCGAACGGCAGGCTGAACAGATTGAAGCGGCGCGGCGTGTGCGCCAGCAACTCCCGCCGGACCACGACACCGTTGGCCGCGGCCAGGGCTCGATCCTCCTCGCCGAGATGCTGCAACTCCGCCACGGCGAGCGCATCCATGACGTTCGCGATCTTCTGCTTCGTGGGAGCCCACGGGTTACGCTCCGGCGCATCCCCCGCCTTCTTGGCCGCGGTCAGGTAAACGGCGTCGCCGGTCTGCTGATACAGCCAGCGCCGGACGATCGGGTCCGGCTCCACCTCCCAGTGCGCGCCTGTCCACCGATAGAAATCGTCCTGCCACCACATCAGGTGCGGCACACCGTCACTAGCAGGGATCAGCGTCTTCAGTGCACGCGCGACCTTGAGCGGTTGCCCTGGGGGCGCGAGGATCGCCAGGCCGGGAGTCTCGTCCGCCTGCAACCGGGCAGGCTCGACGATCTCGGCCATCCACTGGCCCTGCCGTTCGGCATCCGCACGCGACCGCTCGATCGTGCTCAGCGTGTCCTCGTCGAGGACGTCCCAGCCTTCCGCCGGCCAGCGCTCGCGCCCGAGTCGCGACACCTCGGCCCGGACGTCACCGGCCTCGATCACCGCGCTGTAGTGCCAGCTCTCGAACGCCAGGTCCCGGACAGCGTTATTGCGGTTGCCCTGGACGAACTTCTCACCGAAGCGCGCGCAGGCGCGCCGCCATGCGTCTCGGACTTGCTCCTCGGTCATCAGGTGATCCGAGACGGCATCGTCGAAGAGGTCATCGTCGACCGCGACCGCGGGCATCTTCAGCGAGCGCAGGAACGCGACCCATTCCGCGGGGAGCTGGGGGACCTCCTGTGTGGCGACGGGGACCTTGCACCGCTCGCCGGCCTCGTTGTACCAGAGGTACTCGTTGCCGCTCGGGTGGATGCTCGGTGCCACGATCGCGTACCGGTGCCCGTAGTGGAGTAGATCGAGCTTGTCTCCGTAGCGCTCGCGGAGAACGCCCTCGATCCGGGAAAGATCAAGATCGGTAGGAATGCGGTAGAAACGGTGCCGGCGTGCGCTGTCCGCGCCGTGACTGGTGGAGTAGGGCCCCGCCGGCAGGGCTACGCCCACCTGCTGCTCCACCTGGCCGAGGACGTCGGCTCCCTCCAACCCGTCGATATCGAACGCGATAAGGAACTTCGGTAGTCGAATCGCGATGTTGAGGTTTCCGCGCTGGCCGGACCAGACGGTGAGCTGATCGTGACCGACCTTCTTGCCCTCGCGACCGGTGTAGCCGGCCGGAACAGGCTTCTTCTGCTTCGGCGCGGTGCCGACCGGGATGGGATTTTCCCAGCCGCGCCGCCAATAGACCTGCGCTCCTCTGGCGTAAGGAGCGGCCAAACCACTACCACTGGTAGGATTCGTCAAGACAGTCTCCATATGTAGTTGATTCGGCCCCCGGGATGTCCGTCCACGGGGGCCGAGCGCTGTTCAGGGGTGCCTCAGGGTACGCCGTCACTTGTTCAAACCAAGATCATCGCAGCGCTGGATGACTGCCCTCTGGAGCGTTACCAATTGCTCATACGACATTCCGTCCAGCGCCGACCATCCGTGCTCGTGCATCTCATCGATCCAGCGCAGTTGCTTGTTCCGTGTGCGTGCTGCACGTGCGGCCGATGGATCGGGCCGCCATGGGCGCGCGGCTTCGATGAATTGTTCGATCCGCGCAATCTCTTGTCGCGCATCCTCTGTGAGCTGAAACCCGAATGGATCATTTGTCATGCCTGCATGCTATCAGATTCCACTTCTGATAACAGATGCTCAGGCTACGCCGCTAGTAGCCCCACATGTCGTCACGCGGCGCACGCCCGTTGTGCCAGTGCCGCCGCGCCGTCTGGCCGGAGCGATAGTCGTCACCCCATTCGCAGGCGTAGGTGATGACCTTCTCGTCCGGCTCGTTGTGCCTGCGCCGGTTGATCAGGAAAGCGACCCAGCGGGCATGCCACCAGGATCGGTAGGCGACCTTCATGCGGCGCTTGCGGCGCCGGGCCGATCCGGGCGTGCCGTAGCCGTGCTCTTTCGTCCATCGCGAGGACGGACTATTACCGGTCATGCCTGCGGAGGCAGTTTCGGTTCACCGAGCGGCACCCGCTTCAGTTCCCCGGTAGCCCAATTCAGGCGGTAGTACAGGCCGGTCCCGGCTTTCCGGAAAAACCACCACGGCGAGTCAGCCCAACCGTAATCAGGCTCGACGCCGGTCCATGCGCGGATGAGCCGGAGCTTCTTGCGGCTGAGCCGCCCATCGGCACTCATGCCTGCGTGCTCGCGACGGTGACGCTCTCGCTCGCCCGGGAGACGGCGGTGTACATCCAGCGGCGCCGATCGGCCGGCGTGTCGCGGGTCATCTGATGCGTCTGGTCCACCACGTACACCGAGGGCCACTCGCTGCCCTGCGCCTTGTGGCAGGTGATGGCGTTGGCGAACGCGAACAGGGCCCGCTTGCCGCGGTAGGCGCGCAGGTCCGTCTTCGCCTCCGCCTCGGCGATCATGCCCTGAAAACCATCGGCATAGGCGGAGACGGTGCGCTCGCGGCCTTCGTCATCGCGGACGTGCAGGTCCCAATCCTCGCCGTCACGGATTGATTCGAGCACCTCGAACTGCTGGCCGTTAAGCACGCCGGCATCACGGTTGTTGACCAGGCACATGATGCGGTCGCCGGCCACAGGGACGCCCACTGCACGCCCGAGCTTGGCCCGGATCTTCTCGATCAGGTTCCATCGGGTGCTGTTCTTCCACACGATGATCTGGTCCGCCTGCATGGCCGCATCGAGGTTCACCTTCACCTTCGGCCAGTCCATGCCCTTGCGGATGTCCGTGCACAGCGCATAGACCGGCGATTCCAGTGCCTGGCGGTGCACCTCGGTCAGCCGGAAGTCCGGCTCCCGCCGGGTGTAGTGGCCGCCGCCCTCGACCGGGGGGAGCTGCGCCTTGTCGCCGAGCACGAGCACGGGCACGCCGAAGCTCTCGATGTCCAGGGCCATCTTCTCGTTGACCATGGACACCTCGTCCAGCACGATCAGGTCGGCGTCGGCCCACGGGGAGTCAGGATTCAGCTCGAATCCCGGGCGCCGGATCTGCGCTTCGAGTTCCAGCGCTCGCCGCTCGATCACCGCAAGGTCATCCAGGCTTATGCCGCTCAGCGTGGCTCGTGCAATCTGATCTTGAGCCTCGCGCAGCTCCGCCCGGGCCTCGTAGTTGTCCATCGGCGTGTAGATCGCAGAGTGGATGGTGGTGGCCGGTACGCCTTTCTTGCGCAGCATGTGAGCGGCCTTGCCGGTGTAGGCGCCGAAGACCACTCCGGACCGGGCGCCGACCGCCGCGCCCACGTGCTTCGCCAGGGTGGTCTTGCCGGTGCCGGCGGGGCCGGTGAGGAAGAACGGCACATCACGCACGCGGCCGTCCAGGAACCATCCCTGAATGGCGTCGAGGGCGCTCTGCTGCTGGTCCGAAAGTGTGACCGGGGCCACCGGGGGATTACCGGCCGGTATGGACTTAGGAGTGCGTAGAACCGCGAGATCGAGTACCGGCAGGGAGTCGTACTCCTCTTCCGTGGGCGTCAGCGGCACATCAGGGAGCAGCTCCAGTCGATCCGGCCGCGCCTTGGGCTTCAGCCGGTCGCCACACTTGCAGACCCCCTGATCCGGCTTGACTTCTGCGCGGCAGCCCAGGCAGAACAGGCCCGTTCCGATCTTCATGCCGACTCCTCCCTGGTGCCGTACGCGTCGCGAATGTCGCTCAGAGACCATGGCACATGTCCCGTGCCATGCCCGGTGATCATGTAGTAGCTGCCATCGCGGCCACGAGCCCACCCGTCGCCCTCGCCATCGACCACCAACGCCGGTCCGCGGTCGATCAGTTCCCAACCAGTAGCCTTCATGGCTGGCGAGGCGAGGTCCCACCCCTCGCTGCTCAGCAGATCTGCCGCTTCCTGGATCCTGCGTTCGCGGGCGCGCTCCAAGCGGGCGCGCGTGGCCTCCGCGGTTTGCGCTCGCCTCTTCTCGATCGGTGTCATGGATCTACTATATCAGACGTCAAACGTCGGACGCACGACGTTGACGAAAAGAGTATCTCTGCTATAGTTGATCCATGAGGCAGACGAAGACCAGCGCGCTGACGGTCGTGAAGGCCACCAGCCAGGCGCGGCGCTACGTGGACAAGCTGATGCCGGGCGTTATCGCCACGGTCGAGAGCAAGCTCTCGCATGACCTGGCCACGGACACCCCGATCGTGATCACCACGATCACCTTCCCGCGGGCGCACGCCGCGCGGCACGTCTTGGTGGTCAACCTGAACACGCTGTCTGGCGTACGTGGATCCTCGGACTCGGACTGCCGCATCGAGATCACGAGGGCCCGATGATGCCGACGTTCAGCGTGCACATGACGATGGCTGTCAGCACGACCGTCACAGTCGAGGCCGGCAGCGTGGAAGAAGCGCTGGAGAAGGTCTACGGCAGCCCTGACATGCCCGGCTCGATCACTCTCGGCGCGTTCGGTCCGGCCAGCGTTGACGAGGCTGGCGAATGGAACCCGGTCGCGGTCTACCAGGACGGCAATTACAAGGTGCCGGTCTGGGAAGACCGGTCATGACGCCGCAGGAACGTGCGGTGATCGAAGCTGCGCGCGCATGGCGCAGGCGGACCAGGGTCGATCCACGCGCGGACGCTCTCTTTTTCGAGGCCATCGATGCGCTCGACACCCCGGACGCCGAACAGTCGATCTCCTGGCGCGAGCTGGCTGAAGGTGACCATCTCAAGAGCGCCAAGACGGGCGTCTTCTGGGAGGTCATCTCTGTGCACGCCATGCGGGACGGGTACAAGATCGGCATCAGGCTCGGCGGCAAGCGCGCCCTGATCACCCGGCCGACGCTGGCCGAACCGGAGGCTATCGTCCGCCGCGGCCAGACCGGGCGCGCCGTGGACATGTTCGTGAACGTCTTCTCCAGCGGAGGTAAGTGAAATGGAGAATCGCCTCTCCAAGACGCAGATCGAGTGCCTGAAGTATCTGTACACACATCCCGGCGCAACGTACGACACCATCCCTTTCCGGGATTCCACATTTCGTGCTCTGGGTCGGCTCGGAATGGTGCACAACGGCGCCATGATGCCGATCATCAGCAAGGCCGGCCTGCTCGCGATCGGCAAGTCATGACCGAGACGATCTGTCCGTCCTGCCGTCACCCGCGGCGCGTGCACTCCAAGAACGGCTGTGAGGATTGGGATCCGAAGACCGGCCCCTGCAAGTGCAAGAAGAAGTACATGGAATTGGGGCCGCGAGGATGACCATCGCGAACAAGCAACGCCGCGCCCGCCGATGGGCACGCTACGTCAACCACTATGGCCACATCCCCATGGTGACCATAGGTGGATGGGGCGCCATCAGTGCCATGAACTACGGCCGGATTCGCGGCGAGTACTACCACGTCCGACGTCAGGCGAAGAGGAGGTTTGGATCATGACCATCCAACTGCGTCAATACCAACTCGACGCGCTCGACGCCGAGGCTCGGCACCGGGCCGAGCACCCCGAGGAGACGCGCCTGGCCATCGTGCTGCCAACCGGCGCCGGCAAGACGATCACCTTCGCTGAGCGGGCGCGGCGCTTCCTGGCGGAGGCCTTCAACGACATCACGGTCTTTCCACATCAGCGCGTTCTCATCCTCGTGCACACCGACGAACTGACCCAACAGGCGTACGCCAAGGTCAAGCTCGTGGTCGGTGACGCCTGGACCGTCGGCATCGTCAAGGCCGAGCGCGACGAGATGGATGCGGATATCGTCATCGGCAGCGTGGCGACGCTGGCTAATCCGGAACGCCGGGCGCGCATCACCGACGTCGGCCTCGTGATCGTGGACGAGTGCCACCACGCCACCGCGGCCAGCTACCAGGCCATCATGCGGCACTTCGGGTGCATGATCGCCGGTCCCGAAACGGGCAAGCGTGCAGGCAATACCTGCATCTGCCCCATCCTGCCGCGGCATCACGAGGGAGCCTGCCCTCAAGGCACGTTGACTCCCGCGCTCGGCTTCACGGCCACCTTGGAGCGCGGCGACGGCCAGGGGCTCGGCGAGATCTGGCAGGACGTGGCCTACTCGCGTGACGTCTCGTGGGGGGTGCGTAAGGGCTTCCTGGTCAACCCGGTCGGCTACCGGCTGGAGATCGAGCCGGGAGTCTTCCGCGCTCGTCACTCCGGTGACGTGCATGAGATCGCGGACCGCATTTTCTCCACCAATCCGGCCGATCAGGATGCGCAGCTCGTCGAGGGGCTGGCGCCTGAGAGGATCGTGGAGAAGTGGCTTCAGCTCGCGGCCGGCCTCTGTGACGAGTGCCTGGAAGCGGTAGACGCGCTCAACGCGCCGGCCATGCCGTCCTACTGCCCGAACGGCTGCCTCGGCAAGGCACGCCCCACGGTCGCCTTCATGCCGCTGGTCCGGTCTGCCCGCATGCTCGCGCTGTGCTTCAACGATGCCGGCATCCGGGCCGACGTGATTCACGGCGACATGCCGTCATGGCAGCGGCGCGAGGCACTCGCGGCCTACGAGGCTGGTGAGATCCAAGTCCTGGTCAACGCCATGGTGCTTACGGAGGGGTGGGACTCGCCGCGCACGAAGTGCGTGATCGTCGGGCGCCCGACGAAGAGCCGCTCCCTGTTCGTCCAGATGGCCGGTCGCGGCCTGCGCCCGGTGCCCGGCGTCCCAGTGGAGGAGCAGGACTGCATCCTCATCACCGTCGCGGACGCGACCACCGACCTGTGCAGCGTGGCAGACCTCTCCGATCGGCCGTTGGACCGCAAGGCCGAAGGCTCCCTGGTGGCGATGGAGGACCAGTGGAACATCGGCAAGGAGCTGGACGAGGCCAACCGGCAGAAGCTTTGGACAGGCCACGTCGATCCGGTCGAGTTCGATCCGCTGGTCAAGCGCTCCAGCAAGGTCTGGCGCGCCACCGAGCACGGCACGCCGTTCCTGCCGATCAGCATCGATCGCGAGTACGTCTTCATCGTGGGCACGTCGGTGTTCGTCTACGAGGAGCACTCGGTGCCGATGAAGACGCACCGGCACCGGCGCGTTCGTCGCCTCCACAATGATCTTCCCGATCTCGAACTGGCCCTGACCGTCGCCGAGCAGGAAGCCGAGGAGCGCGGCGGAGACATCGGCCGGCTCATCGCCGATCGCAACCGGCCGTGGCGCAAACAGGTGCCGAGCCAGGAGCTTCAGGAGTACGCGGAGCGTCTCGGGCTCGGGCCGCAGGTGGCCGCGATCCTGGCGAGCAAGGCGGGCGGTAAGGCCGGGAAGGTGTCGGACCTGATCGCCAAGACGGTAGCTACCAGGGCACTGGAGCCTATGGTTCAGAAGATCAAGGAGGCGACGAAGTGAGCGGCAGCATGTATGTCAACGGCTCTGACCAGGACGCGCAACTGATCATCAACCAGGACGGATGTGCGGACGATGAGGTGCGCCTGGCGATCTTGAACCATGACGAGGGCGAGGCTGCTTACCTCATCGTGGAAAAGGCTGAGCTGTTGAAGCGGATCAAGGAGGCCACGAAGTGAGCGAGGGAGTCTGCGGCAGGTGCGCCGGCGCTGGCAAGGTTGACGCCTACAACTCGACATCCAAGAAGATCGAGACGAAGACCTGCCCCGTCTGCAAGGGCAGTGGTAGGCGATGACGCCGGCTCACTGCTACATCTGCAACGGTGATCACGCTCCGGACGACGCGTGTGTGCGTCCGGAGCGGGCACCCGCCACTGACCTCTTCGACGATGCCGGCCAGGAGAGCGCATCCCCGTTCGGTCCGGTCTTCGCGGCCACGTTCGAGTCCGAGGACGCGTGCTGTGGCGAGGGCATCCTGCCCGGCGAAGACATCCGCGCGGACGGCCAGGGCGGATGGATCCACGCGGACGACGGTTGCGAGAGGATGGCCTCGTGAAGTGCCGGTGTGGCCGTCCGGTCAACAAGCAGGGTCACAGGTGCTGCGCGATGTGCTGGCTCGGGTACGGCACGCACTCCAAGCTGTGCCGCAAGAGGAACGGGGGAACGCCGTGAACCTCAGGACCATCATCGTCAACAACAGGGACTGCGCCTGTTGTCACTGCGATGCACAGGAGCGAGCGCGTGTGCTCGCCGAGAGGTGCGGTTGCCGGATATCGCGTACCCATCTCGGTGTGGCCATCGCGCAGATCGAGGTCGAACGAGAGGCTAAGAAGTGACCGAGAGCAGATACGGCAAGGCATTCGATCAAGTGGCGGACGAATGGGCACGGCTTGAGGACGAGCATGACCGAATGCACCCGGACCGGTCCGACTGTGGTGGAGTCGGGGCCTGCCCGATGATGGCAGCCGCGGTGGACAACCAGCACACCATGATCAACATCCTGAATGAACGGCGGAAGCGCGCGTGACCGACCTTGATCTGTTCGACGACGTTCCGCCGGAGCCGGAGTACCGCGTCCAGGCCGGCCGCTACCGCTTCCCGCCGCCGCCCGGCGTCGCGCCGAATCCCCGCGGCTGGATGCGTGCGAGCAACCTTGCCGGCGCGTTCAGTGACCAGCGCGCCTTGCAGCTCTGGTTGGAGAAGCGCACGCTGCTCGGTCTGCTGGCTGATGATGGGGTGATCTTCGATGAACTCGCTGCCATCCCGGACGGCCGGCTCACCGACGAGCTGATCCAGGAGTTCGCTGAGAAGGCGCGTACCGCGGCCGGCGCGGTCGGTGCGCGCCACGGCACGGCGCGGCACGAGATGCTTCAGCACTACTTGGAGACGGGCGAGGTCGCCGGCCATCGGCGCATGCGCTTTCAGCTCGAAGAGCTGATCGAGGTGATGGAGCAGCACGAGTTGGACTTCGTCCCCGGTTGGTCCGAGCGCGCCGTCTGGCATTCGATCGCGGGCGGCACGATGGGCCGCATGGACGGCCGGGTGCTGTGCCGGCGCACCGGCCAGGTGGGCGTGATCGACCTGAAGACGCAGCGCCGCTTCTGGACGTATCAGGAGATCTGCGCGCAGCAGTGGACCTATGACTCTGCCGAGTGGGCATGGGAGGGACCGGAAGGTCCGGGCGGTCGATGGGTGCCGTATCAGAAGCCTGAACTGACCAAGGGGAAGTACGTCACTCCGGACCGCAATAGCCTCATCGGTCGGCCGGGCGGCATGTGCGAAGGCAAGCGCGTGGCGATCATCGCGCACATGCCGTCCACGGGTGGCCCGGTCGAGCTGCACGAGGTCGATCTGGAGTACGGCGCGCAGGTGGCCGCGGTCGCCGCGGCGAACACGGAGCTGCGTAGCCGCGGCAAGAGCGTGGCGAAAGGTCGCGGCGTCGGGGGCTTGCGGCCCATGCTTTCCTCAGCTATAGTAGAGGCATAGGACGGAGTTGCCGGTACGACCTCCCAATGTCTGAACCGGAGCAAGGCCCTGGAACATCGAAGACGTCCGCCAGGTAGCTGTTCAATTGGTCTGGTGGAATGCAGGTCAAGTCCTCTCGGAGCGGAGGGGCGCCGGCCACGGGAGTCCTGTCGGGAACCGTGCGGTCAGCGAGCGACAGGGGCGCCGATCCCGTAATGCCGGCTTGCCGGCGTGCCGGACGGACGCTCGGGAGCCAGACCCGACGGCGTGCGGTTGGTCACCGTCGGTGGTCGGTGGTTCGATCCCATCGGGGACCGCGAGGGGGTGGCAGCGTGACAGCATTCTTTTGCCGATCGGGTCACCCCCTCACTCACAAGAACAAGATCAAGCGGAAGAGGACACACAAGCGCATGACGGACAACACGAACGCCACCGAAGATCTCGAACTCTACGACGACGCGAAAGCGGAGTTCCCCTCGAAGTACGACCTGAAGGATCGCCTGGTGGCGATTTGGGTCACCGGCAAGGAAGGCTCCCGCGCCGGCCAGGAGGGGAAGACCTACCCGTGGATCGAGACGATCACCCTCGTACTCGACGATCCCGAAGGCAAGACCGGCTGGGACGGCATGGTCAAGAACGAGCACGGGGACATGGTCGAGACCCTTGTGCCACCCGTCGAGGACGAGGGCCCGGCGCGACTGGACAACTTCCAGTGGTCCGCGACCGGCATCGTGACGCGGCTTCAGCCGCGGCTAAAGCTGAAGGACAAGAAGACGGACGCTCCGATCTACCGGCCGATGATCGGCCGGATCAACGAGCGCAGGTCCACGGTCCGTGGTCGCAACAACCCGTGGTCCATCGCGGAGAAGACGCCGGAAGACTTGGCGACCATCCAGAAGTACGCGGACAAGATCCGGGCGATCACGGCCGAGGTGAAGGCCACCCGCGAGGGCGGCAGCACCTCGGACACGAACGACTTCGAGTAGGTCTTTCCAGGGCAGCGCTTTCCCTCCGTAAGGCGCCGATCCGCGTCGTTGCTCCGGGCGTGCCCGATACGGAGCACTCTGCGAGGCTCGGACTGCCGCCATGGTCCGGGCCTCGCGCTCATTGACGGACATCTAATTGTTAAGAAGGTTAACAGATGCAGCATGTTCTTCTGAGTTTTGATGGAGTCGCTGTCGGCCTGATCGAGGGATTGACTCGAGCCCTGACCCCTCCGCCGAACGAGTATGAGCAGGCTCGCGACGCGGACGGTGATCTGCTCTGGATCGATGACCGCGGCTTTACGCAGTACACCGTCTCCGGCAAGGCGACGCCAAGAGATGGCTGGCGCCCGCTCTACGTCAAAAAAGGCTGACATGAGTAGCTACCAGGAGATCGAGCGTCACTCGCTCGGCATCGGCACGGAAGCGCTCTATGTGGCAGACGAGACGAATCATGCGCAGTGGATCTCGGACGACTTCGTCGAGAAGTTCGGCGGACAGGAGCCGGACATCCCGGTCATGATGGCTTGCGACACCTGCGGTGATCAGCACCAATGGAGAAAGGTCTACGTGAAGGCATGAGCCCACACTGGGAAGACAAGATCGAGTCGGCTCGCTGGGAGGCCGGTAAGCCCGTGCGCGCTATCCGCTCCCTGGCCGATCTGCGGCCGGGGGACATCATGTTCGGCCCTATCGGCGGCATCGTGCCCGGCCTGTTCCCGGTCGGCGCCGGTCAGGCGCTGCTGGGTGAGGTCTTCCGCTCCGGCGTCATGTCGTCCCGGCACGTCGGGGTGGTGGTGGAAGCGGCGGAGCGGCGAGGCGAGTCGCCGGCCGAGGCGGCATCCATGATTGTCCCCGATCTCCAGTGGGTGACCACGCGCGACGATCGACTGATCATGAAGGGTCCTCGCCTCGTCCAGGCCATGCCCCACGGCGCCGAAGAGATCGAGCTGACTGAGGCAGCGCACTGGACGGACCGCCACGCGTACGTGCGCATCCCCGAGGACTACCCCGGGCAGGGCAGCGACGCCGCGGCCATCGCGCGCCTGTTCGTCTCGGAGCGGGTGCCGTACTCCTTCCTCTCCTACGCCGCGCTCATCGCCTGGAAGTGGGGGTGGAAGGCGGAGCGGCTGGAGCGGTGGATCGATCGGCGCCGGCCGACCGTTGCGCCCTTCCCCCGCCCCCCTTTCGCGCTCGCAGGGAAGACCGTAGGTGCGCAGCTCCCCTGCGAGGCCATCTGCTCCGTGCTCGCGGATCAGGCGTGGTCGCTGGCCGGCAAACGGGTCATGGAGGGTGTGCCGCACCAGGCGGTGACGCCCGGCGCCATGGCCGCGCGGCTGTTCGCCATGCAGGGCATCGAGTGGGGTGGGAAGGGGTTTCTGTGACCCTCTGGCTCCTACTGGCTGTGCTCGGCATGGCCTGCCTGCTGGTCACGCTGGCGCTCGTGGTCGAGCTTGAGGATGCCGGGACGGTGCCGGTGGAGCCGGCGCGGCATCGCATGATCGAAAGCTAGGATGCACGATCGCAGGCCTCGGAGCTTCATCGCCCGGGGCCTGTCGCTTGCGCTGGAATTGAAACGTGTCAAACGTGGGCAAAAAGGAAGGGCCCCTCGCGGGGCCCCGCTCCCTCAGCTCGCCGGCTGGATGAAGTACTCCGGCCGCGGCTCACCCTCCCGCTCGCCACCTTCCTCGAAGTCGCTGAGGAGGTAGCTCATCTCCCGCTCCATCTTGGCCTTGCTGCCCTCGTCGATGATCTCAAGGCCGTCGCCCTCGTCGATCGCCAGTTGGTATGTCATCTCCGGCCCCTCCCTCTCGCTTATATGTCTACTATAGCAGAGGAAGGGAGGGGGTCGCAACCCCCTCCCCCGAGATTCCTCAGGCCTTGTTCGCCCGGACCCAATCGGAGCCGTGGGCCGGCGTCTTGCTCGCCTCGATGTCTGCCTGCATCCGGGCGCGGGTGCTGTTGACCTGGCTCTCCGGCACCGCCCGGGTCACCCGGACCTTGTCGCCGTCGTTCGCCACTCGCTCGACCTTGAAGAGGCCCATTTCCGTCTCCTTCGTTCGTTCCCGCTTGCTTATATATCTACTATAGCAGAGGAAAGGAGGGGCCGCAACCCCTTGCGCAGAATCTTTCCTCTGCTATAGTAGAGGCATGGACAAGGTGAGCGACGACCTCAAGCCGATGTTCGGCGTCTGGTACCGCAACACCGAGCATCCCTGGATGCTCGGCAAGGTCACCGGCGTGGGGCTGGACTACGTCGAGGTGACGGCGACCGACGGCATCGGCACCTGCACGCACGAAGAGTTCGCACAGATGTGGGAGTTGATCTAGATGGCAAAGCTGATGCTGATCGGCTCAGTCGCCCAGGTCGAGTTGACCAGCGACTCGCTCGAAGGTCAAGTATTCGCCACCTGCGTGATACATCCCGCCTTCAGGCGGGAGTACGGCGGACTCTGCTCCTGGGCAGCGCGCTATGACGACATGAACGACGCGACCGGGTACGCCGCGGATCACGCGGACACAGGAAGGCAGGATGCATCGTGACCACGGTCTACTTAGCGATCATCGCCCCCGACAACCAGGGGCCGACAGTCCTCGGCGTGTTCAGCACGCTCGAAGCGGCCCAAGCAGCACACCAGACGCCCGGCGAGTGGGAGTACTCCCGCGTGTATGGCCAGTGGTGGCAGTGCAACTACCCCAGTGGTGTCGGTCACAACGACAACGAGGTCCACCCGCTCGAACTGGACGAAAGGACGCAACCGTGAGCACGCTCGGATCCCTCTGGACAGGCGCCGTCGCCTACGTCTCGCTCGGCGTGGGCGCCGGCCTGTCCATGGCTGGCAACCTGGCGGACACCTACCGCACCCGCGGCGCCGGCCAGGTGGACGCGCTGGACAAGATCCTTGCGCTCGCCTGGCCGGCGCTGGTCATCCTGGCCATCGAGATGTTCGTGTCCGAGCGGTGGAAGCGCTCGGCCATGTTCCAGATCTGGCGGTGGACCGGCTGTCTGGCCATCGGCTCGATGGCCATGGTGGCCAGTTGGACACACCTGCACGATCTGTTGGCCAGTCGTGGCCAGTTGGCCATCGTGGCCATCCTCGGTCCGCTGGCCATCGACGGCATGGTCATCATGGCCACCGGCCTGATCCTGTCCAGCCGTGGCCAACTGGCCACGGCTGGACAGTCTGGCCAACTGGCCACGGCGCCGGCCAGTGCGCCCACGGTTGGCCAGGCGCTGGCCAACAAGGACATGGCCACGTTGGCCAACTGGCCAACGGAGGTGGCCACGCTGGACGCGATCGTGCAGGCCGAAGCGCTCATCCGTGGCCAGGATCTGGCCAAGCAGGGTATAGACACACCGGCCAATCGGCCAACTGGCCATACCGAGCACACGCCGGCGGGCTGGACAGGGCCAGTGGCCAGTGCCGCGGATGTGGCCGCCTCCGAACTGGCCATGCGAGGCCAGGAACCGACGGTCGAGGCCGGCCAGTTGGCCGATGACCTGGACGCGTGGGAGCGCGGGGTGGACGCGGCGATCCATGACGCCGGCCAGGAGCTAGCCAGGCAGGCGGAGGCCGTGGCCAACGGGCATCTTGCCGAGGACCCGCCCGTGGTGCCCGCGGTGCCTCCGGCCGCGGCGCTGCTGATCCAGGAGTGCCTGGCCAAGCAGGATGCCAAGAGCGCCATCGATGCGCTGGTAGCCGCTGAGCACGGTGTCTCGCCGCGGCAGGCGAGGCGGTGGCGCGCAGAGGTTGCGCGCACGCTTCCTCCTCTGCTATAGTAGAGATATAAGGAACGAGCGAGGGAGCGGACATGGCGGACCAGAAGTACCCCCACGACCTGACGATCAGCGAGCTGCGCAACGACCTGGAGCAGGCGCAGATGGCACTCACGGAGGCACTCGGCGCCGGCAACCGGACCATCGCCCACAATCAGGTGAACAGCATCATCGAGATCCAGCGGATGATCGAAGACCTTAGGGGCGAGAAGGCCTGAACCTTAGGCTGCCAGGGAAAACAAGGGGGTCCACGCTTAAGCGTGGACCCCCTTGTCGTGCCATGGTTCGTCTGCTATAGTAGACACATGATGAACAACGGAGACAGCGGCAGTCAGCATTCCGAGAAGGCGCTCAAGCGGCGCCAGCAGCAGGCCATCGCGCAGGACATGAAGCGGCGCGGAGGCAATCCCGTCACCGTGTCCGACCTGCGGCAGCGGCACAGCGTCGGCAACCGGCAGGGGACCGGCTTCCTGAGCACGCTCCTGCATCACGGCTAGGCCTTCACCCCTGACTGTCGATCTGCTATACTAGAGGTAGCGATCAACGATCAGCAGGAGGTCACCATGCTCACTCACTTCGTCCGCTTCGTCCTCAGCGCCTGGAAGACCTGCGAGACCTGCAAGGGTTCCGGCCAGCACAACGGCAAGAAGTGCCCAGCCTGCAACGGCCAGGGCGGCATCAACACCGGCAACGTCTGACCTGACCACCCAGAAGGGCCCGGAGAGGATTCCTCTCCGGGCCCTTCTGGGCATCCCCTCACGCCTTCAACGCAAGCATGCCCTCCCGCCAGTGGTACAGCGCGCCCATGTCATACAGCCTGGCCTCCGTCTGGCCATACGGCTGGCCATCCGGTTTGGCCAGCGGCTCCGGGAAGCCGGCCAGCGTGCTGGCCCGGCGCAGAGTGGCCAACGTGATGGCCATCGGCCCGTCCTGGCCAGGCAGATTGGCCAGCGCTTCGGCCAGTGTGACCGCACTGGCCAGCGCCGGCCGGGATTGGCCAGTGGCCACCGATGTCCAGGACTGGCCAAGGATCGGGCCAGTGGCCATGTCCAGGCCAGAGACGATGGCCAGCGCTTCGGCCTCCGACAACCAGGGGACACGGAAGATCTCGAACTCGTCCGCTCTGGCCACTCCCCACACACCGCGCTCGCGCGACGTGCAGGCCACGTAGTCCATCGTGTCCACCAACATCTTCCAGAGCTTGCGATCCCAGCGCGCGATGAAGCGGCCACCCTGGAAGCTCTCCCGGATGTCACCGCCGTTGCCGCCGAAGATCGATGCGGACGCGCGCTGCGCCGCGACGATCACGTGCATCTTCAATTCGCGGCCCATGCACACGCTCTCCTGCATGGCCACGATGGCCGGCGACTGGACAGGCGGGTCCAGATCGGCCACCTCGAACGGTGCATCATCGGCCTGCGCCTGCTTGGCCGCGAGCATGATCTCTTTGCGCAGGCCGCGCCAATACCTGATCAGCTTTTTGGCCTGGACGTTGGCCTCTTCGACCATGATGATCACGCGACGCTGGCCGACGAGCTCCTCCTCCGGCAGCTCGATGCGTCGCTTGATCTCCTCGCCGATGGCCATCCACGTCTCATGCAGGTCGGCATCGCGGTACGCGTAGATCACTTGGTCTTTGCTGAGCTTGCCGCCACCCGCCCATCGCCAGTGCGAGAAGCGCTTCGGATCCAGGATGATTCCGCCGTCACCCTTCTCGATCCGCTGCACCATGAAGACGCGGGCAAGTACCGTCTTGCCGGTGCCCGCGGCGCCGGACATGAGGAAGTGGGGAGAGTCTTCGACCATGCTGACCTTGACGAGGTGGCCTTGCGCCTTGCGTCCGACGATCACCTCGTCATCCGCACATTCCTCGATGGCCTTACGCAGGCTGGCGAAGGTCACCTCCCCGGGCGGCAGCGGCGCGGAGGAGAGGTCGACGCAGACGTTCGTGCCTGCCTCGCTCCACTCCCCGCGTACGGGCGCGGGGATGCCGAGCCGAGCGCCGACGTTCTCGGTGAGGGCTGCCTTGGATCGCGGATTCAGGGGCACGTGCACGGGCAGATGCACGCGCACTGTGCCTTGCGCTTCCTTGCCCCAGTTGGGAGGAAGCTCGATCGCCTCGCGGCCGGCGCGTTTGGTGTAGCGGCCACCGGTGAGCGAGAACAGCACGCGCGCCGCGGGATCGACGTACTCGCGGTTCAGCCGGCCGCGGCGCAGCAGATGAACAAATGATCTGGCAACCCACCACATCGCAATCAGCCAGGTAGCAAGAGCCCAGGCGACGGCGATCTTCCAGCCGGCCAGAGGCAGCAGGGCCAGCGGCACGGTCAGGGCAGCGTGCCGGCGCGCGAGACGCTGCCAGATCGGACCGCTCAGCGTCATGTACGGGCGAGCGCGGTAGTCGATCGTGGCGCGGTGCAGGAAGGTGGCGTTATCGCCGGGGCCGCGGAGCTGCTGGCCGGTGATGAGGTACCGGCCGAGGATGCGCAGCGGGAGCGGGACACGCGCGTGCTCGCCACGCCAGGAGATCAGTGGGGCCGAATTTTGAGGCACCTGATCGACTCTAGCGCACATGTGACCAATACGTCACATGACCTTTCGGACCTATACCCTATTCGTCACACGTTGCCGTACGATCAGGGTCCATGGACGCAAATATGCAAGTTGCACGCGAGCACCTGGCAGAGGGGGAGCGCCTACTGAAGCGCAGCGCCAGGCCGGGCGGGAGCGATGCCGAAGACGCCCGGCTCGCGACCATGGCTACGGCCCACTTCATGGCCTCGATGGCCGTGACGAACATCCTGCTTGCCGATCCGCCGGAGGGGCCCGATGTCACCTACTGAGCGCTCCACGTCCTGGCGGGACACGCGCCCGATGAACTGGGCACGGACGGCCAACCGGCTCCGCAAGGCGGCACAGGAACTGCGCGAACACGGCTTCAGCGTGGCTGAGCCAGCCGACTTCGACACTCCGCCAGAACGACGTATTGCGTCCACGTGATTCGTCTGCCATAGTAGAGACAACATCGGCCGTGGCGGGCTGAGGCAACATCAACTCCCCGCTGCGGCCGGTCCATCTACGCGCAGGGAGTCACCGTGCTCGCCAAGTACAAGCGGCGCAAGCCGGGTGTCTACCTCTACCGGACGTTCCGGCACATGCGACCGGGCACGGAGTGGGGATACGCCGGCAAGAGCCGCAACCTGGACGCACGAGCGCTCTGCCACGCCGGCACCTGCCACCACGTGGACTGCCTTGAGAAGTTCTGGCACGACCTGATCGTCTTCCGCTGGACACTGCGACTCCCGTGGTGGCTGGGTTGGGACTGGATCACGCTCTCGCTTGAGACGCTGCTCATCCTGGTCACAGGCCCTCGCTACAACTGGCAGAAGAATCCGTGGTCGCACAAGGTCGGCCCGCGCGGCCAGGCGCAGCAGCGCGCGCAGCGCGACCTCTACCCGCGCGTGCAGAGCGCCTACCGCAAGACGACGCTCGCCTACAACCTGATCAGCATGTTCGGAATCATCATCATTTTGGTAGGAATTGGAGGCTACGTATGGACGCGGTGAAAGTGATCGACGAGGGATACACCGTCTCGGGCCTGCCGGACGGAGACACGGTCCGCGTCCGGTGGATCCCCGCGACGTCATACACGGAGATCGTCATCACGGAGCATCACGGCCAGACACGCTCCTTCGACCTCGACGGCTTCAGGGATTATGTCCACGGTCTGAAGGTCGCACTCGACTACGCCGAAAGCACGCAGGAAC